GTGCGTGGATTGCAACCACGAATGGTGTGACACTCAGGAGAGACTGGGGGCATTTCATCAAGACGAAGAACATTGAGTCTTTAACCAACTAGATTCCGATTGACTGCCGTAAGCAGTCACTTTTTATTCCAAAAACATGATTAGCATTCCTGAAAACATGGTTGGACAGCTTGAGGCTGAGCTTCGCAAGGGCTGGGAGCGAAACAAAGTACAGGCAAGGGTCGAGGCAAAGCAGATTGCTAAGTTCAATAAAGAACGGCACAAATCTGTTGAGGGACTTGGGCAAAAGATAGCCACTATCCCAGGCACTGCTTACCACTTTTGGGGCCAGAAGCTCGGATATGGATGCTGGAATGACAAAGCATTCATGGATGAGTTCTTGCGTGACAATCCAGAGTGCAGGGTTAATAGTGGCGGCGTTAAAGAAATCAGTGTAGGGTGGACACCTAGCAAATGAAGACAGTACCATTTAGCGCAATTCTAGCAGAGTCATGCCAGCTTATTGGCCTGGATCGGAATACGCTAAATGACAAGGCATTTGCAGCCATTCGTGACTTCACGAACCGCCGGCTAAGCATGATCTGGGATCGGGAAGACTGGCCCGATATTCAAGAAGTGCAGCAACTATGGCCTGGCACGCGCATTTCCAATGTAGTTGCTGCTCCGATTCCTGTGTTGTTGGAAAATGGCAATGAGTTGCTTCAGGAAAATGGAGAATCTCTGTATTTTCAGAATGCAGAAAATACCATTCCTGTAGTTATTACGCTTGATCCAAACTATCCGCGTATATACCTCAGGGATTTTACCGAACAGGCTTGGCAAAAAGGTACGATTGGTGAATCAAACGTAAACATCATTAACCCATTCTTCATTTTGAATGAGGATAGCGAGTTGGTTTCTTCTGCTGCACAGCAATACACGTTTGAGTATTCTGTTGGTGACGCGACTACGGACCCGTACATTACGGAGATTACTATTCAGGCCCCATGGGGAACTCCTCAATGGACTGCCATTAGCGGATCTACCCTTGAGTTTGTGCACAACCGGCAAGCAATTGCCTTGGTTTCTGGCCAAGCTACTGGATGTTGGACAGCAGATCCACGCAGCGGAACACGCAATCGCGCTGAGTCTTACACGGTGGAGAACATGCCGGACTTGGACACAAACATAACCACAACCACACAGATTCTGAGCCAAGATTTGTTTGTGCTTAGGTTTGCAAACTTCAACGCGAAGTTCGTTCTGTTGCGGGCAGTGGCTCCCTTCCTCTTTGGGACGCGGTACGACTCGGCGCTGGCCTATACTGCTGGCTCACAGGTCTACTACGATCCCGGCCAGGGCAGTTCAGCGTACAACCCGCCCAGCAAGAATCTTCCTGTAGCCGGAAACTTCTGGAACACTTTTACCACAACTACGGCTGGCACAGCTCCTGCAAATCCAAGCACATTCTGGAGAATTAGCGGGATTCCATTCCGCTTTAAGGGATACTTGGTAAATGCTGTGTCTGCTGACTTCATGCGCTCTGAGGGGCGCAGTACAGAAGCTGATTCTCTTGAAGCAATGGCTGAGTTTGCTGTTCAGCAACAGATTGATGTGCTAATTCGCCAGCAGGGCCAGATTCAGCGGATGAACATGGTGTACACCTACTAAGCATGATCACCAAATACATTAGAAAGCGAAATCAAGATCCTGCAAAGGCGTTTAATAAAAACTTTGCTAGAATTCAAGTTTCTGGTAGCAATCAGATCTTCCAGTTTAAGAAGATTGCCATTACACAAGTTGGCGGAGACTTTCTGGCAACCGAAGCTGGATTTAGACTCACCAACGAAAGTGGCGTTAATTTGATAACAGGCTAATATGGGCGACAAAATCTCTGCACTTCCAGCGGCAACCAGCGTAGACGGAACGGAACTCATTCCAATCGTCCAGGGTGGCGCTACCAAGAAGGTAACCGGCCTTATTCTTCGCAATCCAGCCGGAGTTGCTGGTGGCGATCTTACGGGAACTTACCCAAACCCAACGCTGGCATCTGTTACCACTGCACAGACTGGCATTGGATCTGGGGCTGCAATTCCCGTGCTTACGGTTGACGCCAAAGGCCGCGTCACAAACCTGACCACAGTAGCCAATCCTGCGCTTACTACAAACCAGATTGCCGGCCTGTCATCGACGGCAGCATCTGCTCTTGCTGCATCTGGCGTTGCTGGGACATCCACATTTGCAGCTCGAGCCGACCATCAGCATCCCTATCCTACTGCTGCCAATGTTGGCGCACTGGCAGCTACAGCAGCAGCCAGCGGGGATCTTATGGGGAATTACCCTAATCCTTCGCTGACTCCGATTACATCTGCGCAGTCGAACATTGGATCATCGACTGTTATCCCTGTCATCAGCATTGACAACAAGGGTCGAGTGACTTCGTTGGCCACAGCAGCCAATCCAGCTCTTACGACAGCCCAGATTGCTGGCTTGTCTTCCACTGCCGCATCTGCACTTGCTGCTTCTGGAACGGTTGGCACATCTACGTTTGCCGCTCGCGCAGATCATCAGCACGCTTATCCAACGGCAACTCAGGTGGGCGCACTGTCAGGGCTTACTGGTGACGTTACGGCCACTGGGCCTGGAACTGTTACTGGCACGCTGGCAGCAATTACAACTGCTCAGAACAACGTGGGCAGCAGCACTGTTGTGCCCGTGCTAAGCATCGACGCCAAAGGCCGTGTCACCGCACTTGGCTCTGCTCCAATTAGCGGCACAGCAGGCGGCACAGTGACCAGCATCACTGCCGGAACTGGACTTGACGGTGGCACAATTACAGGCAGCGGCACAATTGCGTTGGCTTCGCTTACCACTGCCCAGAGCAACATTGGCAGTGCAACAGAAATTCCTGTGCTGTCCATCAATGCTCAAGGCCAAGTAACCGCTCTGTCATCTATTGCGGCATCTGGGGGCGCACCTTTGGCGACAACTGCGCCAGCCGCTTTGTCATCAACTGCCGTTGTTGGTGTATCAACTTCTGCTGCAAGAGCAGATCATCAACACATTTTCCCAACAGCAGCGCAAATTGGCGCGCTTTCAACTTTGCAAATTGCTGGGATTGCTACCACTGCCCCCGCTGCGCTGACTACAAGTGCCGTTGTGGGGCTAAGTACATTTGCAGCTCGCGCTGATCACCAACACATTTATCCAACAGCAGCAAATGTTGGTGCGCTTGCGGCTACTGCGGCAGCAAGTGGAGACCTTGCAGGAAATTATCCCAATCCAACATTGACCGCAATTACTACAGCTCAGAGCAATGTGGGAAGTGGATCTGTAATTCCTGTTTTAAGCATTGATGCAAAAGGACGAGTAACATCTCTTACAACAACTGCTATTGCAGCAACGACTACGACTGCAATTACGTCTTTAACTGGAGATGTAACGGCAACAGGCCCAGGTGCGGCATCATCTGCATTAGCAGCAATTACAACTGCGCAAACAAATGTAGGAAGTGCGTCTGCTATTCCAGTGCTTAGCATTGATGCTAAAGGCAGGGTTACAAGTTTATCTACAACTGCATTTTCTGCCCTTACCACAAATCAGATTGCTGGACTTTCTACAACTGCGCCAGCCGCACTTACCACAAGTGCCGTTGTGGGGCTAAGTACATTTGCAGCTCGCGCTGATCACCAACACATTTATCCAACAGCAGCACAGATTGGTGCGCTTGGTGCAACTGCTACTGCTGGAGGCGATCTGACCGGAAGTTATCCAAATCCCACATTTGCAGCTATTACTACGGCTCAAACAAATGTTGGAAGCAGTACACAAATTCCAGTGCTAAGCATAGATGCCAAAGGCAGAGTAACAGCACTTTCATCTGTAGCTGCGGCTGCTGCTCCACTAATTGGATTTACCCCAGCTACTGCGTTAATTGTTGCTGGCGGTGGTGGCGCAAGCTCAGGCGGCGGCGGTGCTGGAGGGATGCGGACTGGAGCAATCAATTTACTTCAAGGAGCAACATATACAATTACAATTGGAGCAGGAGGAGCCGGAAACACAGGCCCAGGTGCGGCAGTTTCTGGATCTAATTCTTCAATTTCTTCCACAACAATCACTACAATTACTTGTATTGGTGGAGGAAAATCTGGAATAAGCTCAAGTCCAGATGGAACACCAGGAACAAGCGGAGGAAGCGGAGGTGGAGCTGGCGCAAATGGAAATGCTACATTCAATAATGTTTCAGGTGGTGCTGGAACTTTTGGCCAAGGAAATGCTGGAGGAGCTACTCCTGGTTTGGCTTCGTCTCCAACTGGTGGTGGTGGTGGTGCTGGAAGCGTAGGAGGAGATGGAACTTATCCAAGTGCTATTGCAATTGGAGGAAATGGTGGAATTGGACTTCAATCCAGCATTACAGGGACTGCTGTTTATTACGCTGGTGGAGGCGGTGGATCATGCGCTGGTGGAGCAGCGGGAACAGGTGGACTCGGAGGTGGCGGAAATGGAGCAATTAACGCAAATGCCATTTCTGGAACTGCAAATACAGGCGGCGGCGGCGGTGCGGTTGGAGGTGCTAGTGGAACAGGTGGAAGTGGTGGATCTGGAGTTATTATTCTTTCGCTTCCAACTGCAAATTACACGGGCACTGTTACTGGATCGCCTACTGTTACAACCTCTGGATCGAATACCATTCTTAAATTTACTGCATCTGGAACTTACGTTGCTTAATTTATGGGACACTACGCAAAAATTGTTGATGGAAAAGTAGACAACGTAATTGTTGCTAATCCTGAGTTTTTTGAGTCGTTTGTAGACAACTCACCAGGCACATGGCTACAGACCAGTTACAATACTCATGGCGGCGTGCACTACGGACCCGACGGTCAGCCAGATGGTGGTATAGCGTTGCGGGCCAACTACGCTGGAATCGGCTACACATACGATGCTGCAAATGACGTTTTCTACGCTCCGCAGCCTTTTCCTTCGTGGACAATCTCTGCGCCAGACTGGATCTGGAAGGCCCCTGTTGAGTGTCCAACGGATGGGAAGACCTACACTTGGGATGAAGCTACGTTGAGCTGGGTTGAACAGAACTAATTTATGGCCAACATTAAGATCTCCGAACTGCCAGTAGCAACAGTCGTCAATGACGCTGACGTTGTTGTTCTCAACCAAGCTGGAGTAACCAAGCAGGCTGCTCGCAGCCTTGTTAATGCGCCAACCGGCACGCTGCCTGTGGCCAACGGTGGCACGGGAGTAACTGTGTCTACGGGAGCAAGCTCAGTGGTGCTTCGTGATGCCAGCCAGAATATCTCTGTAAATTCTGCAATAGAAGGATTTGCATCTGTCACTGCATCTGGCACACAGATCGTGCTGACAGTTGCCTCTGCACCCAGCTATCTGGTTACTGGATCAGGTGGACAAGTAATCAAGCTACCTGATGCTACCACACTTCAGAATGGCGTTGTTTATAGGTTTAACAACAATCAGTCGTCTGGAGCAATCAGCGTAAATAACAACTCCAACACGCTTGTTGCCTCAATTCCATCAGGAGGATTCACAGTAGTATCTTTGCTGGATAACTCTACGGCAGCAGGTTCATGGGAGCGCCATGAGCAGGCTCCTTCCAACGTCACTTGGTCCACCAACACGCTGGATTATCCTGGTTCAATTACCAGTGCAACGTGGAATGGCAACGCTGTTGCCATTAATCGAGGCGGCACAGGAGCAGCTACTCAACAAGCCGCTATTAACGCACTAGCTGGAGCAACAACATCCGCTCAGTTTCTTAGAGGCAACGGAACCAATGTTGTGATGTCTGCTATTCAGGCATCCGATGTGCCAACACTAAACCAGAACACTACCGGCACTGCGGCTAACGTCACTGGGACTGTAGCTGTTGCCAATGGAGGTTCCGGTCAGACTTCCTACACGGATGGCCAGCTTCTTATTGGGAACACAACTGGCAACACGCTGTCTAAGGCTACCCTGACGGCTGGAGCTAACGTCACGATCACCAATGGTCCAGGCACAATTACAATTGATGCCACTGGAGCAGGCGGCGTTTCCTCATTTAATGCTGGAACAACTGGTCTAACGCCAGCAACTGCTACAACTGGCGCAGTAAGTCTTGGAGGAACGCTTGCAATTGCCAATGGAGGCACTAATGCAACAACTGCTCAGTCTGCTATCTCCAACCTCGGCGTAGGTATGCGCATGGTTGAGACGCAAACTAACGCAAGCATTACCGGCACAATGGTTGGTAACGTGTTTACTGTCACCGCAACAGGAGTGTTTACGGCAGATGGCTACACTCCAGTTTTGGGGGACATAATTGCGTTTGCGCTTCAGGGCGGCGGCACATCCGTTCAGAACGGGTTTTGGGAAGTCACAACTGTGGGTGCTGTGGGTGTATCTGCCGTTTTTACACGCCCAGCTTGGTTTACTGGCGTTGTCAGAAACGGAATGTACATGACTCGCTTTGGCGCAACCCAAGGTGGTTATGTCATGGCATTTTTTAACAACTCGGGCGGAAATGCCGACATCACCGTTGGCACAACGGCAATTCAGGTGGTGCGAGTTAATTCAAGGCTCGCCAACGCAACAACTTCCATCAATTTATTTACCGGCTATCAAACTTTTAGGGCAAATGGTGCCAGCGCAAATCAGGCTCCGTTATTTTTTCAAGCGGGAGCAGCGTTAATGACAGCCACACAAGCTCACGCAATTGAGTGGTTTAACGATCAGATGTACCTAACAAACGCAGCAGGAGTTCGAACAACCAACACAAATCACGTTGCCATTCCTGCCACTGCGACATCCACGGGTCAGGTTGGTCAAATTGCGGTAGATAACGCAGGTAGTTGGTTATATGTGTGCACGGCTACAAACGTGTGGAAACGAGTGCTATTGACTACGTTCTAATGATAATTTTATGGAACCATTCATCAACCACATCATTGAGCAAGCTGCTGGACAGGGCTTGTCTATGGCCTTCACCATTGTGGCTGTCTGGTATTTGTACGGTAAAATTAAGGAGTGTGAAGCTGATCGCAAAGCACTCTGGGAGCGGTTAATCGAACACACAGAATCAAAATGAGCATCTTCAAAACCTACCTCAAGCAACCTTCCACCTGGCTTGGCCTTGCGAAACTTGGCGCTGCTGCTGGCATCTATTCGACGGGCCTTGGTGGCGCTATCTCTACGGCTATCATTGCGGTCTTTGGCCTTGTTGACGTTGTCCGAAATGAGCACCGTTCCAGCCAACCCTAACTTTGAGCGGTCGCTGGAGTTCGTGCTAGACGCTGAAGGTGGCTTTAGCGACGATAAGCATGACCGTGGCGGCAAGACCAATAAAGGCATTCTTCAACGGGAGTACGACAAATATCGTGATAACCGGCAGGAAGATCGTCGCCCAGTGAAGGAAATCTCGGACGAGGAAGTTGAGGACATTTACTACAACGACTACTGGGTGCTCGGAAAGTGCTTCAAGATGCCTTGGCCGCTCTGTGCGGTACACTTTGATGGTTGCGTAAACACGGGCGTTGGGCAGGCCGGCAAGTTCCTTCAGCGGGCAGTTGGCAGCAAGGATGATGGCGCAGTTGGGGCCAAGACTATCATAGCCATGGAGGCTAAAATTAACGACATCGGAGTTGATGCCATCTGTGCCAACATCATTCAGCAGCGCGATGGCTTTTATGAGCTGCTTGCGAAGCTGGACTCAACTCAAAAAACCTTCAGCAATGGCTGGGAAAATCGGCTAGAAAACCTTAAGAAGTACATCGCATGAGCAAGCTAACTATTGCACTTGGTTCCCTGATGGGTGGAGGCAGCAAGGACTACTGCCCTGACTGTGGCTGCGACATGAAGTCTAATGGCACTTGCCCTGAGTGTGGCTACGGTGAGAACGAGGATGATGGCGAGGATGACATGCATGAAGGAGTGGAGATGCAGGCCCTTGTCGATATTAAGAACGATCTTCAGCGTGTAATGGAGAAGCTTGACCGATTGATTGTAAATGGCGACTAACGACACGCTCCCCCAGCAGATTAAGGACGGAGATGACTGGTTCCTAGGCTTCGCAAGCCGGCTGGACCCAGGCAATCTGCCTGAGAAGATGCTGCAAGCCTCACAGAACATGAGGCTGCAACGGGGGACTGCGACTATTCGCAAAGGCGCAAAAAGGCTCAACGGTTTTGTTCAAGACAACCGTATTGCGGACCTGCGTAGCACAACGGTGTACACTGACCCAGACACCGGGGAAGACTTCATCTTGATGGTGCTTGGCGGCGGCATGTTGCTGTGCTATCAGGATGGCACGGTCTACAAGTACATTGACTTCACCTACTCAGCGAACGTCAATCCCTCCACGGCAGCCTATCCAATCATTAACATAGGCACGGAGACACAGGCCATTCAGGCACTGGACAAGGTGTACATCTTAAGGGGATCGGCCACTACACCAGCGGCAGCAGTTACGTTCACAAATACTGCTATTGCCCCAAGCACTTGGGGAACTTTTACTGTTATTGGATTTCCTTGGAGAAAGTTCTTGGCATTGCCATATGTCACAAATGTAGGCGCAGGAACTGTAACAATTACCATTCCAAGGGATCATGGATTTGTTATTGGAGATGTGCTGGAAGTATTTTCTCCGGTGCAGTTTTCTACAACAATTACTGCAATAACAAACACAACAATAGTTGTTAATTACAATGGGTTACTGCCATCAACTCCAGGCAATATTTCATTCATGCTGTACACTGATGTGTATGGCACTGAATTAATTATTCAAAGCACTCACGATTCGCGCTTTAACGGCACTTATCCTATTCAGAATCCTGCTACAATTCTTACAACTGGAAATGTAGTTCTTCATCATTTTAATAATACTGGAACAAATATAGGCGTTCACACAAATCAAACCGGAATGACCGCGTTGCAGGCCAAAAGCCCGATTGTGTGGGATGGTGTATCCGCTACTGCCTCGCCTGTAAATCAGGTAAATGTAATGACCGGCACAACGGCAAATGTGCCTCCTGCTGATTTTGGATTGTATTTTCAGAATCGTTTGATTCTTAAGACATCAAATCACTTTATTGCTGCAAGCGACATATTAAGCGACACGTTTGATATGCAGCTTAACAACTTTAACATTAACCTTGGAAGTGGTGATGATATTATTGGATTCCTTCCATGGATTGAAAGCCAGTTTTTGGTTTTTATGCGGCGTGCTATTTACATAGCATTTATTGAAACAACCAATTACCTTACCGGTCCTCCAGGTGCAAAAAGCAGCATCACAGTGGTCACCAACGAGGTGGGATGCTTGGCCCGCCGCACTATTGTTAATGCCGGCCAGTTTGTGTTCTTCTTGTCCCCCAAGGGAGTGCACATGCTTACTCCCCAGCTCGACCTCAAGCTGATTGGCAACACGCAGCCGCTTAGCGAACCAATTGCTGACTTCTTTGACGCGATTAATTACACCACAGCTTTTCACTCATGTGCGGCCTATTACAATAATCGTTTTTACATCAGCATTCCGTGGAATGGTAGCGTGTACAACAACCGTTTAGCCGTTTACAACACGCTTAACCAACAGTGGGAGTCTATTGACTCTTATCAGACAGACATGTATGTGGATGAGTTTTTCGCCTGCGCTTATGGAAATGAGCGAAGACTAATGGCGGGATGTCGAATTTGGGCAGGAATTTTTGAAGACACTGATGCAGGCAACCCTGCGCTAAGCCCAGGGGTTGCTTTGTTTGAGGAGGTTGAAGGTCTTGACCAGTGGTCGTATGTTTACCAAGATCCAAATTACGTCATCCAGTCGTCTCCAATTAACGGCTTAATAAAAACTAGGGAGTACATGTTTGACTCTTTGGGGGAGAAAAGATTTACCCGCGCTCAAGTTCAAACGAGCAACATTGCCGCAGACAGGATTCAGATCACAGCCAGCGCCTACGATCCTGATGCTCAAGAGATGATTCTTGATTATACTTTTGAAGGCGGAACTCACACAACCTTGCGGCCCAGAGTTGCACTGCGGGGCTCAGCGATTGATATTGAAGTGCAAATCTTGTCTGGTTCTCCTTCAGTTAAAACGGTAAGCGTTACTGGAATAACCACAGATCGACAGATGATCTCGCAGGAGTAGCAAATAGTTTAATGAAACAAAACATATCAAAATTCTCAGATTTTTTAGCTCATTCAATTTATTATAAAAACAAATGCAAAAACAACGATCTGCTTAAAGAGTATTGGGACGGCTGTACATCAATTTATGTTGATAACAACTATCCAGTTTTTCAGTCTGGGTTGTTTTCAAACAACTTTGAAGAGCATCTTGAAATACTAAATTGCAGACATTGGCAGGATGGAGCAAAGAGGGTTCTGGATGCAGGATGTGGCATTGGCCATGTAACAAACTTCTTTGGCAAAAAGCATCCTGAAGCAGCATTTACTGGCTTAACCATTTCTCCAGAACAAGTTGAAATTGCTAAAGCCAGCGCACCAATAAATTGCGCTTTTTCCGTAGGGTCATACGATGAGATGCCATTTGGCAATGACCTGTTTGACTTTGTGTACTTTTACCAAAGCATCGGATATAGGCCGCTTGTAGATGTTTTAAGCGAGGTATACAGGGTGCTAAAGCCAGGTGGCAGGTTGTTAATTTCAGACATGTGCGCTGTTGATGACCTAGACCCACAGCAGGCACGTCAAATTAAAGAGTTGCAGGATGTTTGGCACTACATGTGTTACCCAACTTGGTATCACTTAAAGGCTGCCGCAAATGCCGGATTCAAGATTATTGAGTGTAATCCAAACATGAATGCAATTTTGGACTTTGATACTTGGATCAATTTAGTTAATAACGGACTTGGTAATTTTCATAAAAATGAAGTGCCGTTTGCTCCGATTAAAATATCAGAATTTTTATACGAGAAATAATGGATTATTGCAACAAGCCAGAAGAAATAGCCAAGAACCCAAATGCAAAAAGCATCATGCTGTTTATTGCAAATGGGAACGAGCAAGCCTTTAGCTTCTTATGGAGATGCTGGAACTTTTGCCACATTATAGACGATCTTGTTGACAGAGATCAGCCGGTGCTTTTGGATGAGGTTTCTAGGGAGTTGTTTTTGTTTATTGAAACAATTTCCTGCAACTTATTTTTCCAACAACACAAAACAAGTTTACTTCCGCTTATTCTAAATGCCTGTCATGGATGGGTAACAGGCGAGGAGGCGGCTGCACAAGGCAAGGGCCACTCTTCTGTCTTGAAGTGCAGTGACTTTGCAATATACTCTCATGTAGCTTTTTTAATTGGAGGATGGGCGCATATGCGAGCCATAGATCAAGTCAGGAAATACGATAAGGAGTAATTTATGGGATCATACGGAGGAGGATCTACAACTATTCAGGCACCAGCGGCTCCAAGTTACCAGGAGTCGATGAAGAGCATTCTTCAGGCTCAGGTGGACATGGCTCCTCAGGTTTACGAGTCTGAAGCCAAATACCAACCGCTTTACAATCAACTTCAAGCTCAGCAGCAGGCCTATCAGGCCCAGCAGTCTTTGGATATGGCCAAGAAGGGCTATCCTCAGATTGCCGAAATAGAAGCTGCCTACAATCAAGCCAACAGACAGGCTGAGCTAGGGCAGCTTCAGACAGCCCTGCCGCAGTACCAGCAGGCCTTTAATGCCCTGACTCCTGGATACGCTGAAGCTGTAGGATCTGCCGGCCAGTTGGCCAAGACCGCAATGGCGCAGTCAATGAATCGGCCTGAATTTAACTCCTACCAAGTGGGCGTAAGAGATCCTTATGGTGCACAGAGGCCTGCGCAGCAGCAACAGATGCCTGCGCAGCAGCAAGGCGGCGGCAATTTCTTTGGCCAGATGCGGCAAAGAATGCAAGGTCAGCAACAGATGGCTCCGCAGCAGCCCTACTCTGGGTTGCAGGAAACTCCTGCTGGTGGATACGTTAACGCAGTTCAGGGATTCAATCCCACGAATGTGGCGTATGGAGCCGGAATGCCGCAGGAAGCTGGTTATTTGCAGAATGCTCAAACAGCTCAAGCGGCTGCTGCAACAGCGGGAGCAGTGCCAGGCGCTCAGCAGATGAGCGCTGCCCAGACGGCAGCGGCTGCTGCCGCAACTGCTGGAGCAGTGCCCACTGCTAAAAACATGGCAACTGCCCAGACGGCAGCAGCAGCAGCAAAAACCGCCGGAGCAGTGCCAACTGCCCAGCAAATGAATGCTGCTCAAACAGCAGCAGCTGCCGCTCAAATCGCTGGGGCAGTTCCAATTGCTTCAAACATGGGCAAAGTGGCCGGCCCCAAGCTGGCCTCAAATATTCAGAATCTTGATCAAAATTCCGTAAATCAGTACATTGCCGCAATGCCTGGCATGGGGCAATACGCAGACATGCTGGCACAGCAGTCACAGGCTGAGCTTTCTGCTGGAAAAAGCCTCACGCCTGAAGAGCAGCGCATGGCAGATCAATCTGCTAGGGCTGCTTATGCTGCTAGAGGCACTGCGCTCGGAGGTCAGGCAGTAAATGCTGAAATCTTAAATCGAGCGGATGTTGCAAATCAGCGATATCAGCAACGCCTGCAAAATGCCGCTCAAGCTGCTGGCACGATTCAGGGCATTTACCAGCCGGCACTTCAGCAATCATTGCAGCGTCAGCAGCTTGGAATTGACTACGGACTAGGACTCCAGCAGCAAGCTTTTGGCCAAGCCCAGACACGGGATGTAATGAACCAACAGCTTCAGGCTCAACGCTACCAGCAAGCTATGGGGACTCAAGGCGCTGGGTTTAGCCAAGCTCAAGCTCAAGATACAATGGCGCAGCAGCTTCAAGCGCAGCGTTACCAGCAAGCCATGGGAACTCAGGGCGCTGGTTTTGGTCAGGCTCAGGCCAAAGATACAATGGCTCAAGAGCTTCAGGCTCAGCGTTATCAGCAAGCAATGGGCACGCAAGGCGCAGGCTTTGGCCAGGCTCAAACTCAAGATGTATTTGGGCAACAGACACAGGCTCAGCGGTACGCTCAGGCCATGGGTACGCAAGGAGCTGGGTTTGAGCAGGCTATGGGCAGAGAAAACCTTGGCCAGCAAATTCAGCAGCAGCGTTATGGCCAATTGATGGGCCAACAGCAGCTTATGCAGGGTGCTCAGGAACAGGCCTACAATCAAGCCATGGGCCGCGAACAACTTGGTGCTGGTACTCAGCAGGCCGCATTCAATCAGGCCTTGCAGCGTGGCTCAGCAGAACAGCAGGCCTACATGGCAAGCACCCAGGCCCAGGCCGCTCAGGCTCAGTTGGGAGCTGGCGCAATGTCGCAATTGCAGCAGGCTCAGGCTCCGATCTTGCAAGCGTTCTACAAACAGCCAATCCTTCAGGGAGTTGAAGGTCAATCACAGCAGATGGGGCTGGCAATGCAGCAGAACGCTGGTCCTCAGTATTTTAACCCAGAGTCGCAGACTGGCATGGGCAGTATCTACGGGGCCTACAACGCGCAGATGGGCCTTGCTGCTGCTCAAGCTCAGGCGAATGCTGCTAAATCTTCTAGTCAATCAGGAATGCTAGGATCTCTTGGTGGCGCGGCAATAGGTGCTGCTGCTGTATTCTAATGAAGGCTCAATCTGTAATTTGGCTGGCCCTTAATCGCGCAAAACGTCCTGCCGTTCTTTGGAGCGGCGGGAAAGACAGTACTGTGCTGCTCGACATGGCCAGAAGGGTACGCCCGGATATTGAGGTGATTCACTTCAAGCTGCCGTTCCTGTCGCACAAGTACGCCTTCCACCACAGGATTCAAGAGCTGTACAACATGACGGTCCATGACTGGGTTCCTGTGTCTGTGGCACTAACGCACGGGAATGGACGCTTAGATGTCTGTGAGACATACTCGCTTGGGGATGGACATATCAAGGTCATGCGAGGCACTGAACCATTTGACCCGGCAAATCACTGGGTTTGCGGCAAAGAGTGGCTGAGTCGCCCAAAGGGACATATTGTGTCTGACTTTGATGTCTTACTGTGTGGCCACAAGAGCAGTGACGAAGATCCGCTTACCGGGGCTATTCCGCTTGAAGTGGACAAAAAGATTCTTGGCCCAAATACTGAAATGTGGTTTCCGCTCAGGAACTGGACTGATGCTGATGTGGCTTCGTATCTAAAAAGCAACCACGTTCCTTTTGATAGGAATCGCTATGACGAGGATGTGGCCAGCAAGCCAAACAAACACATGAACTCTGACTATGTTCATGCCTGCTTTAACTGTGTAGACAAGCGACTTGGGAAGTTTGTGGATTGCCCCAAGCTCAGGATTCAAGTAGAGAACCTGCATGAGCATGTCCTCCATGAGCAGCCCGTCCTTGACTACTGTAATGTCCGATCTGGATTGCAGGACTTGCGGGGCTTGTTGCAGTCACAAGTGGAGCTGGCCGGTGCTTCGCCGGGACAGGTCTGACGCCGCAGGAATACCACCAGAACTCATTCGAGATGATTACCCACTGCTTAAAACATGCAACAACAGGTGTGCTGCATTGTCTGGAGTTGTTGGCAAATCAGTTTCGTGTACAATTTACCAAAACCGTCCACAGGCTTGCAGTCAGTTTAAGGCAGGAAGTCCACTTTGTTTAGAAGCTAGGAGATCACTTTATGGCAAAATCAATTAATCTTTATCATAGCCAGGCCCCAATGTCTATGGCGGCAATGGGACAAGGGCTTGCTCAGGCCGGCGCAAACATAGCGGACATTGGCATGAAGGGTAGCGAGTCCATGTCCAAGGGGATTATGGGTGGCGTAAACACTGCGCTTAACGAGTACGCCAATTACAAGGACACAAAGTCTGCTGTAACAGCATCTGAAAAGGCATACGAAACAATAAAGAGCTTCCTGCCAAAAGAGCTTCAATTTGCTTTTGATTCTCAGCTTGAGTCTATGGGCTCAAACGTGGCTACGTCGCTGGCTGACAGGAAGGCTTTTTGGGATCAGGCTAAAGGTTTTATTGGTAGCGCAACTGGCCACGCATTCCAGATGCAAAAGCAAAAGGCAGAGCTGGATGCCCGTATGGCGCAACAGGCAGCGAGCGATGTGGAGCAGAATAAAAGGCTAGGCCGGCAGCTTGATGCTCAAGCTATGGCTCCGTATCAGCGGGCAGAGGCTGAGTCATTGTATGGCAGCCCAGGGGGAGCATCTAATGTATTTCAACCGCAATCCTTTGGAATAGCGCCCCCGCCCTCACAGCCCAGTGCGCTACAGGAACAATTCAAAAATCAATTTGGACGCAAAGGCAGATAATGAACGAAACACTTCAACTGCCACAATCATACGCAAGCACGCTGAGCTTTGCGCCTGAAAGTATGCGCTCAACAGTTGAATCTCTGAGGAGCAAGCAGGCTGAGCGTCAAGCACAGGCCATGCAACAGGTCGAGCAACAAAAGGCTGCTATAGAAGAACAGAGGTTACTTAAAAAGGCGCAGTTCCAAGAAGAGTCAAAACAGATTGACCGCAATTTACTTGGATATCCAGAAGTCCAGCATGAACTAGATCGCAGGGCTGCGCTTATTGATGCTGAATTTGACAGGAAAGCAGCCATGTTTGAGGCTTACGGGCAACCCAAAGATGTGGCTGAGCGGATGCTTAAAAACAAGGATAAGGAAATTGAAGAGCGGTACGGACAAGCTCTTGCTCCTTTTGAAAAGCTAGAGCAGTACAGCATTGGCTCAAAGAACTGGGAGCAGCTTCGCAAGCAGCGCAATCCCATTGAGAACCTAATGTCCGAAATTCAAAAGGCTCAGTCAATTTACAACGAAGGCGCTGAGTTTGAAATGAAGGGCATGAAGGACATGTCTCAGCAGCGTTATCGTGAATCTGCTGATTTTATGAAGACATTCATGCTTAAAACCATGAACTCTGTCATTTCAGCAGACGCGGTAAACCTAAGCGAAATGTTGGTCAGGTATCCACAGCTTTTAAGCGGGCCTGAAGTTGCTCAACTTGAGAAATCTGGAATGTGGAATGTAAGGGCTTTGACCAATAAGTTCTTGAGCGCCCCCAAGGATGAGCAGCTTTCCTTTAAGGACAAGATTCTGCAAAAAGTAATGTCGCCTGACCCCGGCACGTTTTTGGTAAACGCTACCAGAATTGCAAATAGTCTTTCTGATGTTCACAACAATCAAATCAAGAACCTTGTTGAAAACGTGACTAGTCCAGCCACCGCTGAAAAGTGGGGCGCAAATCCGTTTGCAACTTTGGACGAAGGCATTGCTGGCAAGCGCATCAAGGAACGTTCACCTCAGGATTTGCTTATCCCTATTAGTGGAGGTGGCTATCAAGCTCAACCCATGCAGCAGGCTGCTCCACAAGCTGCTCCACAGCAGGCTGCCCCAGCGGTTGACATTGACGCTATCCGAAAGCGTTACCAATCAGGCTACAAACAATAATCATGGCTGACATTAACGAACTTTACGGCCTTTTGCAGCAGGCTGACACTGCGGCACAATCCGGCAACACGCAAGCCATTGCCGATGTGCAGGCTATTCTTGGTGAGATTGACAGGCTAAAGACTCAACAGCCTCAAGTTGCTGCCGATTCACTTGAACAGCCTGGCATGTTGGCTACGCCTGTTGAAGGCGGAGGGCTGCCTCAACGTCCTCCTACGACATCAGAAAGCGGGCGAGTTGCGTTAGATTCACCAAATATCACACCTGAGTTTGCGAGCGACTTCCGCGTGATTACGGGCATAAACCCGTATGCGCTTGGCAAGACACCACGAGAGGCACTGACGGGAGCCGTGGCCAAAGGTGCTCTTGATCCTTCCTTTCAGGCTGGACAAGACTTTGGTGCGTTTGGTTCTCAGTGGGAGCCGTACAAGCAAGAGCAGCAGTCTACGATGGGTGGTGCTTTTTTACGCGGCGCAAAAAGTGCGGTTGGTCCAACAATTGGAGCAATACCTGGCTCAATGGCCGGACAGGCAATTGGCATTCTTGGTGGAGGAGCCTTGGGAGGTATGGTTGGCGGACCTCCAGGGATGGTACTTGGAGCACAGATAGGCGGCGGACTTGGAATGATGGCTGGAGGCGCAGTTGGAGGCACGCTTGGCGGCCTTATCCAACAGGGCGCAGAGTCCATGCTTGGATTTAAGACCGATCAAGACATTGCCCAAGATCAATTTGACCAAGAGCAAGCTGCGACTCGATATGCTAGATTGGCGGGTGAGATTGTGCCTCAGTTTTCTACAATGCGACCAGCCATTGGCACATTTGGGAAAGCAGTAGCTGGAGACGTTGGATCTATAGCATCCCTTGGAATTGGAGCAGGATTAGGCGGGGGCATTCCTGCAATAGCCAACGCAGTTGCCGGTGAGCCCATAGACATGGAGCGGGTAACTATGGGAGCCTTGTCTGGAATGCTTTTGGAGCCCAGCCGTTTTGGACAATCACTGTATGACCGTGCAGCACGCAATGAAATTGGCGCACTAAAAGCCAGAAATGCTACCGTGCAGCAGTTTGCTGCTGATGCTAGATCTGCCGCAGCAGAGTTGGCAGACAGCCCTAATTTGGTTCAAAACGGAGTCAAACTTGGGGCCGGGTCTTTGTCTAACGATGAGGGTCTCATTGCCCTAGAACAGCACGTCTTCAATCGTGATCCAGTTCTTCGTGGACAGCGAGCAAGAGACGTGGAGCAAATTGCTCTAAATGTTGACACTCAAATGCAACCTAGAGGCGCGTCACCGGCACAAACGGAACGCTTCTTTGTTGATGATCTTGGCCAAATGTCAGCTAAAGCCGAGCAGGCTTATCAAGGCGCTATTGCCCGTGGAGATCAATATGCTCAAGGTATTCTTCAGAACGCACAGCAGGCCGCTCAACGCTCACAGGAGCTTGCTAACGCCGGCTTGATGTCAGCAAAAATGGCACACTCTTTAGCTGTGCGAAACTTTGCAGAAGCAGCAGCGCAAATTAACGAGTTCCAAGGAAATCGTGCTCCTGCTGCGGAAACGGTGTTGCGTGTATTTACACAAAATTCAGAAGTGGCACATGATGCCGCAAAAGCCCTTGCTGTAAACATACCGCAAAGCGTTACGACTCAGTTTGAAAACTTTACTTCAGCAGCCAATGCTGCGGTAAAAGACATGAGTGAGTTTAAGAAATTGCCTGGACCAGTTAGGGCAATGATTAAAGCTCGCAAACCAAAGTTTGCAGAAGACGGCACTGCACTGCACGCGGACTCCATTAAACAAGCGGTGAATGACGCCGGCCTGCTTGCTGAGTTGATGCGTGATTCTGAAATTAAAAAAAGTCCAAGCACAATCAGGCTTCTTGGAAAAATCCGAGAAGGACTTGAAAAAGACATTGAGGCTGGTAGCGATAAGTACTCTGAGCTAAAAACTTTTAGGGCTGCGTGGAAAAATTACACAGATACGTTTGTAAACAACGATAGCCAAAAAGTCAGCATTGGCTCGATTGACCCAAACACAGTCATCGACCACTACATGAAAAAGTCAGGCCAGATTAAAGGCTTGGCTGGAGCAGAGCAGCTCCGTGCAGTCATTGGTGACAGTCCAACAGGACTCCGTGCTGTGGAAGACTGGTTTATGAGCAAGATGGCCAAAACCATCGGCGTGGCTCAAACCGAAAATGTGCTTACTGAAGGTAGCATTCGTTCAGCCGAAAATTGGCTGGCAGATGATCACATTCAGGAATTGCTAAAAGTTTTTCCAAGCGCAAAGCCAAAAATGGAAAGTATGCTGGCCAGGCTTGAGCTTAACAGGCTGGCAGCAGCGGCTGGCGAAGCTGAAGTTAAAGCCGCTTCTGCGCCTAGGTCAGAGGTTATTGCGGATCGTTTGCGGACAATGGCAATAGAGACAAAAAAGACTGCTGAAACCGCTGCGCTTAAAGCACTAAAGGCAGAGGAAAAAGCTATCGCTGAACATGTTGCTCAGCGGTTTATTGGCACATCTCCAAAAGATGCAATTCAAGGCATACTGTCCTCCAAAAGCATTGATCCCGTTAGGCTTGCTGAAGACCTGTTAAACGCAGCAGCAAAAGATCCTACTGGCCAAGCAGTGCAGGGCATCCGCAATGCCATGCGTGAATTTATCAACGAGCAGATTCGCGCCAAAGGAAGCGTGGCATCTGGTAAAAATGTACCGGATGGAATCAGCAAGGCTGAGCTTGAAACTACTCTTGGAAAGCTAGGAAAACTGCTTATAAAGGGCACCAATGAAAGACGTGTTATTGAGCAAATTCTTGGGCCATACTCTCAAGATCTTAAAAATCTAGATCTAGCTTCACAGCAGCTTGAAGTGCTTTCCCGCAGAAAGCGCGCAACTGCTGGCATGTCCCAGACCACACCTCAGAAGGCCATTGAAGAGCAGATCCAAGAGCAAATGGATTTTAGTGCGCTAAACTTTCTTGGACGACTGTCCCGTGGAATGAGCGTAAAAGACGCTGGTCAAAAAGGTTACATTCGCAATACGGTTGACATGATCCAGCGTGTCTGGTCTGGCGACATTCAAGAGAAGGCTTACGCAGCTATCCGTGACGCCATTGCAGATCCAGAGAAGCTGCGTATTGCCCTGCTGGAAACAACTCCTGGCAACATGCCAGCTATCCGCGGTTGGCTCAAAACGTATGGCATTCCGTACACGTTTGACATCAACAACTCTGACATGGAAACCATTGGTCAGGGTGGCGTTATAACAGATCGTGAAAGCGGCTTCCGTGTTATCAGCAAAGACAACAAAAAGTTCAAAGTCTTCTCTCCTGCCGGAAAGCTGCTTGGTATCTACGACACTCCAGAAAAAGCCAGCCAAGCCGCTGATATTGAAATTCTAAAAGCACGCAAAACCAAATAACTCTATGCAACTCAAACACTCACCCGCCGAGAAAGCGTTCGTCCAGAGCATCCAGGCCGAGATCAAGTCCGGCAAGCCGCCTAAGCAGGCTCCTGCCTACGCGGCACAAAAGCAGGCTACTCGAAAGCAGCCCGCCGCAAAGAAACGCTAAAGACTTCTTGAAGTCTGGCCGAATACCTTGTTGTCTGCCAACCAGCGGTGGTTGATGCGGAGGCAGTCGCCTCTGCCCACGGCTGAAGACAAAAACACGAAAACATGAAAGTTGCAAAAATTGCTGATCTAACAAACCTTGCTGACGGCTCCATAATTGGGGAGATGTCTGTGCAAGTTAAAGCCGCCTTTCCCGCTAAGACCGGCGAGGGCAAGTTTGGACCCTGGCGCGTAGTCTCTGCCATCTTGAAAGACAGCACCGGCGAAGTGCGTGCGTCCTTCTGGACTAACGACGAGATCAAGGACTTGATTGGGCAGACGATCACGATCAAGTCCCAGCCCACCAACAAGGGCTTGCAGGGCTTGTCGGTAAAGTACTCGAAGCACTCAGACTCCAACGAGCTGAACGTCAGCGAAAAGGCTGCGATCATAGATAGCATGAAGGGCGCAGAGCAGCAGTACACTGCCGCCGTGAAAACCAACGCCTCACTGGCTTCCGGTCAGGGCGCAGGCACTCCGGCTGATGCTAAGCGTCTCGTATTCCAGCGCGCCCAGCTCTATGTGCAGTGTGCAGCAGCAGCCAAGTGGGCGGCGCAGGAAGCCGGCATTACGGGCACCGATGAGATCCAAGCTATTCGGGCCTCGATCTTCATTAGTGCAGACAGGGCCAACCTTTACAACTGCTTTCCAACCACTGCTGCCAAGCCGGTGGAAGTGCCTGATGAGATCCCCATGGGCAAGGTGATCGACGAACTGGAGGCTGAAGCCGGATGGTAAACAGTCGCGCTAAGGGTGCTCGAGGAGAGCGTCTCTGGCGTGATGAACTCCGCGAAGCTGGCTTTACTGCACGCAGGGGCCAGCAGTTCGCTGGGGGCACAGACTCGCCTGACGTTATCTGCGAGGAGCTTGCCGGCATTCACTTTGAAGTGAAGTGCGTGCAGTCTCTTAACCTTGACAGGGCTTGCGAACAAGCTGAGCGAGATGCAGGCAAGAAGGCTTGGATTGTAGCTCACAAGAAGGACCGCAAACATTGGAAGGTGACCATGGATGCGGGGACTTTCTTCCAGCTTCTCCGTGAAGGCATGGATTGCTTCAAGAAATCCTAGGGGACAGTCGGGAAAGGCCGACCAGGGGCTGCGCATCTGACAAACACGCAGACCAACCATAAACCAACAGTGAACATAACTATAAAAATTACACACATCTCAGGCACCATCACCGAGGTCAGCATTCCCATGGGCGATTCTACTGCCGTTTCTATGCCGTCCGCTCCGGTGACCCCTGTCGAACCACAAGTGGCATCAGAATCGGCCGTTCCGGCAGCTAGCGGGCTGGTTGATTGTTTCGGTGATGAGGTCACTAAGGAAGATCTTCAGCCAACTGGAAAGCGTTACTCGTCAGTTGAGGAAATGGTTGAAGATACGCTTGGTTCTGCTTTTCTTGCCGATTTTCTCGCGTGCGATACCACTGGAGAGAAGAGGGTGGGTGAGGATGGGGAGGGAGATGGTAGGATAGGGGGTATGGGGGAAAGGAAGGAAGAGGGTGGGGAAGGTGAGGGGGGAGAAGAGAACCGTGACCAATTTCCTTGCCAAGACGGCATGTATGCCATACCGCAAAATCTGTACTCAGACTTCTGCTCAGCCTTTGGTCAGACAATGGTGGACCGTGAGTTGACGCTGGCTTGCCTGTGGATTAAGAGCAATCCGACCAAGCGCAAGACTCGTCGCGGAATGGGACGATTTCTCAACGCCTGGCTGTGCCGTGCGCAGGGTGAAAAGCGTCAGCCGCTTAAAGGCCGGCCTGGTTCACTGCTTGATTCTGCCAACACTTCCCAGCAGGGTTGGTAATGAAGGTTCCCACCCCTGTTGAATCCGAACGCGGTCTAGCCTCAATCACATTAAACCATCCTGAGTTAGTTCTTAACTCGATGAGTGACGCTGGATTTAATCCATCGTTCATCTTTGACGGCTTAAGCAGGAACGTAGTTGAGGTAGTCTTGGATCAAGTGTCCAGGCGTGCTGTTTGTGATGTGCGCGTCATCTTTGAGCGGTTGCGTGAGCGCAATGAGAAGGTTCAGTTTCACGAACTGACCGATCTTTACACGCTGATGCCGGTGGCTAACGCCTGCCGCGAATTGATGGACATCGTCAAAGCTGCCTGCAAGCGGCGAGCGGTTATCAAGATGCTGGCAGAAGGGATGCAGTGCGCTGATTCAGCGGACGTTTCCACTGCTGAGCTGGTGAACGGCCTATCCACGGGCATCGAGCGGATTCGAGGAGAGATGAGTCCGCCGGCTAAGCTAGACACTCAGGCACTTATTATGAACGCGATCACTCGCTACCAAGAGGGTGATGATCTTACACAAAGAATTCGGACAGGCTACGACAAGCTGGATAACCTAACGCCCATCCGGTACGGGGATTTCCTTGTTATCGGTGGGCCAGAAAAATCAGGAAAAACCATGTTAGCACTTAACGTTATCGCAAATATTCTTAATGAAACTCATTAATCTTACTCCTCACACAATAAAAATCAGCGGACATGACTCAATTGAGCCATCCGGCTACATCGCCAGGGTTAACACGCAGATGTCCCAGGTTGGGTCTGCTAATGGCGTTCCGCTTATGTCCAGCAAGACGCTTGGCATTAGTAACCTGCCAGAGGCTCAGCCTGATACCATGTTCATCGTTGCCGGATTGGTGCGAATTCATGTGCCAAACCGCAAGGACGTTGCCAGTCCAGCAAAGCTGATACGCAATGAACATGGTTCTGTGGTGGCCTGTGGCGCACTGGAGGTGAACCCATGAAGCACATCGGACTCATTGGGCTGGCAGGTTCCGGCAAGGACACGGCTGCAAAAGGGCTTGTAAAATGTGGTTATCGCAGAGCTGCTTTTGCTGATGAGCTTAAATCTTTGGCTTTTTACTTTGGCTGGGATGGAGAAAAAGACGAAGCTGGAAGAAGGCTGCTGCAAGACTTGGGAATGGCAGCTAGGCGCTACAATCCCAGATTTTGGATTCAGTACTTAAACAAGCAGCTTGTGCGAGACAGACTTAGAGATGGCATTGTCTACACAGATGTCCGCTTCCAGAACGAAGCTGACTACGTCCGCAGCAAGGGTGGCATCATCGTCCGAATCGTCCGGCCTGAACAAATCGCAGAAAATCACGAATCTGAGCTAAAGCAGTGTGAGGTAGCTGCCGATATAGAGGTAGTCAACGATGGCACCATCGAAGACCTACACAACAAAATCAGAAACCTAATCAAATGATCCTACGAAACACACCCATGACCGAGTACCGCCAGATGGACGGGCTCAGCAAACACGAACTGGACAACTTTGCGGTTGCTCCATCCTACTACCTGCACCGCAAGGCGCAGGAGTGGAAGCCATCCCGCTCCATGGAGATGGGCACGCTCATTCACTCGTTAGTGCTTGAGGGGCGCACAGACTTTGCCATTGGGCCTGATGTGGACAAGCGCACTAAGGCCGGCAAGGAAGAGTGGGCGCTCTTCTGCGAGGAAAACCTTGGAAAGATCATCGTGACCAGGGACGAGGCTGCTGTAATTACCGGCTGCTCTGCGGCATGTGAACCGCTTATGGAGCACTGCGCCTATGAAGATGACAACATTGAGACGAGCCTCTTCTGGGAACGGGACGGCATCAAGTGTAAGGGCCGGCCTGACATGATCGCCACCATCAATGGCGAGATCTGTTTAGTGGACCTCAAGACTACCAATGACATCCGCAACTTTGACAGCAGCTTTCACCGTTTTCGGTACGATGTGCAAGCCGCTTGGTATCAGTACGGCTTCCAGCAAGCAGCCGGCCTGAGCGAGGCTCCAGGCTTCTGGTTCCTTGTGGTGGACACTGAGGCTCCGCATCTGGCGCAGTTCATGCGTGCCGGCAGCGAGATCCTTGAGAATGCCAACGCCAAAATCGAGGAGGAGCTGGCTTACTTCAAGCGGTGTCAGACTGCGCAGGCGTGGCCTGGATTGCCGGAGTTCAAGCTTATCCTGCCGAGGTACTAGCTATGACTAACGAACAAATGGAGGAGGGGGAATGATAATTACACCAGATCAAATTATAGCTCTTAGAGAAGCCGCGATGCCGCTTATGCAGTGGCTCCATAACAATTGTCATCCTCACTGTACTGTTATTGTGGACAGTGAACGGATTGAGCTTGTGGAAGGTTTAGCAACTGCAAGGCGTGAGCCAATACGAGAGGAGGCACTGGAATGAGGGAGTACGTTGCACTCCGGCGCAGCATCACCAATGACGGCTACGAGCACCTGCCTAGGCCAAAGATCGTGCAGGAAGTCCTGCTTATCGGGAGCAAGGAAAACTGTCAGAGTCTCATTGATGAGTTGGCTACGCAGCCTATGCACATGTCTACAGAGGAAGTCTTCGTGGACTTTTTGGTGACAGTTTACAAAGGCCATAAGACACATAACTCACAGGAGATCCGCAAGGACAACGGAAAGAGGTTCAAGAAATGAAAAAGGGCGTCTTGATCATCAGCCTTGAAATGCCAGCCAGCCAAATCATTGACCGCTTGGTGGCACGCCTTGGCAACGTGTCACTGCGGTCCTTGGCCGAAGGTGTGAAAACCGAACATGAACTGAACGGAATGCAACGTGCCCTTAACGTGCTGCATCGCTCCAATCTCATCATTAGGGATGACCTCTATGACATCCAGGCTATCTGTTCAGTGGCGCGTGCCATGAGCAAGAGCACGATGGGCTTGGGCGTCATGTTTGTAGATTACATTCAACTCATCAGGTGTGAGCTTAAAGATAGCACCAGAGAACGTGAGGTAGCAGAGGTGTCTCGCTCGCTGCGCCTGCTGGGCTTAGAGCTGGGTTGCTTGGTAATTGGAATCACTCAACTCAACGAGCAAGGAAAAGCCCGTGAGTCGCGGGCAATTCAGCAGGACGCTACTTGCGTGATGGCTATCGAAATAGATGGCGAAGAAAGCAGAAAGGTGAGTATACCTTTTCAGCGAAACGGCCCATGTGGAGTCAGCACGCACATGCGCTTTAACGGCAGAACAGCATCATTTCTAAACAGTTAATATGAGATTTGCGGCACAGAGAACCATACACCTTCAAGATATGTTGCCGGCAGATGGCAGCGTGTATTACCCAAACATGGACAACAAGATGTCCAGCATCATGGATGCCCTTAAAGCGTGGGAAAAAAAGCGCGGGCTGTCATTTGGCTTTAAGGGCCGGTTTATCGAGAACCGTGCCAAGAAAAATGAGGCAGCAAAAGAAAGCACTAAAACTGAGCCTGTCAGTGACCGACCAGTGCAAGTGTTACATGTGCGCATGAAGCCAGGGCGCAGGCCACAGTTCACCAAAGAAGAAAGAAGACAGAGAAAAAAAGAAAACAATCGACTGTATCGCATCAAGAAAAACGCAGAAGCACGGGCACGCTCCAAAAAGTGGAGAGACAACCTTACTCCAGAACAAAAAGAGTCAATCCGGCTTAAAGCCCGCGAATGGAGGGCAAACAGAAAAGCTCAGCGCGCTGATGACTTGGCAGCAGGCGGGGGAACGACTGGAATGCCATTGGCAAACCCTACTGTATAGGGAGAAGAAAGGCGAGCTGACTGCCATCAAGATTGGCCGGCGCAAGTATTACAGTGTTGGTGAGGTTGAGCAGGTAAAGCGCAACAACCCAGTTCACAACAAGCCACATTGGAGCAAAAAAACCACACAACCGACATTATGGAACCGGATAAAAGCCCTTGCCAGTGCCTTCTTTGCGAAATTCTAGTGCCCGAATACGAGGACACGATCATCAGGCTAACAAACAAAATCAAACATTTGGAACAAATTATAAAGGAGCAAAATGATAGCAATGGCAACAGACACAGCACTGCTGTTTGACGCAAACAAAGAGATTGTTCGCTTGGTGCAGTATGATGGCGAGTTAGATACGCTGCTTAAATTGATGAACGTGGATCTGGTGGACACGATCCGCGTAGACAAGCACCACATTATTTTTGTGGATGATGAGGGCTTCTTGAAGCAGCATCCCACTGGCTTCCAAGTCACTTACAACAAGCGCATTGTGAAGTTTGCAGGCAGCGGTTTGCTGACCGGCGATTCGTACGGAGAAAACGCTCCAATCACACTGAACATTCCAGACTTGGACATTGAAGTGCTCAAATTCAAATATGAAACCAGAGAAGCCTAAAAAGAAGCGGGTATACAAAAGTGCAGAGTCTCGAGCCAGGCAGCTTTCAGGGCTGGCCTGTGTGCGCATCGAGGACTACGTCATGGGCACTGGCATCGAGAAGGTCAATGGCAAGGGCCAAGGGGCCAGCGTGTCAGATGACATGAAGAAACAGATCATCGATCTGTACTGCCAGGGCTTGTCAGTGCGCGCAATTGAGGAGCGTACCGGCATAAGCAAGTCCGTAGTGCAGGAGATTAAGATGCACGGCCTGGATCACGACTCCCAGTTCAGGGAAAAGATGTACGCTGCTGGCTTGAAAGAGAAGCTCCAGAAAGTAGCTGACGGTGCGGCTGACCGTGTCATTGAGCTGATGCCAGAGATGTCAGCCAAGGATAGTGTCATTGCCCTGGGCATAGCCACAGACAAGCTGACCGCAATGGACCGCAACCGGAGCGTGGACAGCTTACATCAACATGTACATGTGCATACCACTGCGGAAGTGGGGGATGCTTTCATGGCAGCAATGAAGCCAAAATGAAAATCTTAATTGCCTGTGAGTATAGCGGTACGGTGCGGGACGCTTTTATTCGTCGCGGACACGATGCCATGTCTTGTGACTTGTTGCCAACTGATGTGCCAGGACCGCACTATCAAGGTGATGTCAGGGATATCCTGAATGATGGCTGGGATCTAATGATCGCACACCCGCCTTGCACTTACCTGTGCAGCAGTGGATTGCACTGGAACAAGCGCCGGCCAGAGCGGGCAGCGAAGACTGAAGAGGCCTTGGAGTTTGTGCAGCTTCTTTTGGAGGCAAACATAGCAAAGATTGCTTTGGAAAATCCGATTGGGTGTATTTCGACTCAAATCCGCAAACCAGATCAAACAGTGCAACCTTGGCAGTATGGGCATGGAGAGGTAAAGGCAACCTGCTTGTGGCTTAAAAACCTATCTAAACTTAATCCCACAAACATTGTAGATGGCAGAAAGCCTCGCATGTGGAAGTTGCCTCCAAGTGCAGACCGCTGGAAGATACGCTCAGAAACTTACAAGGGCATTGCTGAAGCAATGGCAGAACAATGGGGATGAAAAGACTACCACCTCAAGCTATTAACTGGGCAACGCCGCAGTGGCAGCACGCTGCGTCAGGCATCCGCTGCCGTGCTGACTGGCGTAATGCCTGGGTGTATGACACTGAAGTTGGCCTTATTATCGCATACAGTCAAAAACATGCCAATGACAGGGCTGTTGAAGTCATGGAAGAGCAGGATGCAATGAACGAGCAACTGCACGATGAGATTGAGGATTTGTTGCTATGATTGTCATGCCTGCTAACGCAACGGGTTGGTTTTGGCATTGTCTTGCTCGCGAAACTGGGCGCATTGGTCATCTGTTCTCACCTGGGGCTCAGCGTGGCCCGTGGCCTTGGTTCCATTACGCACTCGACAACGGGGCTTTTGCTGCTTGGGATCAGCAAGACAACGTGTGGCGAGAAGATCTGTGGGATGTAGAAGCATGGCGCAAGATGATCCGGTGGGCAGATGCAAATACACAGAAGCCACAGTGGGCTATCGTGCCAGACTGGATCGGCAGTGGCGAGCGTACCATTGAGCGGTGGTATCAATTCAAAGATGAAGTTCCATTTCAAAAAGCTCTAGCCGTTCAGAATGGTATGGGCGTTGCGCAGGCGAGAGAACTGGAACCGGATGTCATCTGTGTGGGTGGAACTACTGAGTGGAAGTGGGCAACCGTTGAAATGTGGGCTAAGGAGTTTCCGCGAGTGCATGTGCTGCGGGTAAATTCACCCACAAAACTAAACTGGTTGGAGCAGCTCGGAGTAGAGTCCTGTGATGGGACAGGCTGGAACCGTGGAGACAAAACACAAACCTATGGTTTAGAAACTTGGGCAAGGTCCAAAGCACAGCCTACCACATCACTGTTGACCTCTCATGCGTGCAAACAACCAGACAAACAGCAACTAACCTTTTTGTGAGTCCACACGTTTTGCATTTAATTTGGAAAATGAAAATTATATTTGAACAAGATGGTTACATAGCGCAGACCAGCCGTGATGGCACATGTGTAGTGCATCGTGTGGCTGAACTGCCTAACAAGCAGCGGCTTACAAGCCATGTGGGAGAAAAGCACCCAAGTCAGGACTGGCGTGAGGTCCGGCTAATGGGTTGCCCTGATGAGATTAGAGTTGAAATTGTCAAAACCTGGAGAGATACCATCACGATGAATGGCTAACGTCGTCCGGTCATGGAAGAAGTTTCTTGCTGTGGGTTGCTCCCACGGACATCACGCCGACCAAGCATTACTCCGGCGAGTGCTGGCGTTTAAGTCACGGTGGAAGCCGCACACGACAATTCATTTGGGGGATGCTATAGACTTGGCCTGTCTTCGCCAGGGAGCAGGGGGCAGTGCGGACGAGGCAGCTAACCCTGAAGGCGACCTACAGGATGGGCTGTCTTTTCTGCATCAGCTTGAGCCTCAGACTTATTTTCTAGGCAACCATGAAGCCAGGCTAAACACGCTTATGGAGTCGCCCAAAGCTATAGTTAGCGCGTTGGCCGCTCGAGTGATGAGCCAAATTCAAGACCAGGCTAAGCGGATGAAATGTGAGGTTGTGGACTACAACTTCCAGAACGGATGGCGGCAAATTGGGGACTGTCTGCTGGGGCATGGCTATATGTACAATGAGCAGGCTGTACGCGATCACGCTGAAGCCGTATGTGGGGGTACGGCCAATAAGGTGATTATTGCCCACTTGCACAGAGTTACCCAAGCAGAAGGCCGAAACCGCTCACATCCAACAGGTTACTGTGTAGGCTGGCTGGGGGATAAGGAGGCCATGGGGTACGCGGCAAACCGCAGGGCGACCACTAGTTGGTCACGTGGCCTAGCGATAGGAGAATTTTGCTCGAACGAAACAGTGGTGTGGTTGGTGAAGGAAACTAAAGCCGGTGATTTTCGCTTTCCAGTATGAAGACTGCATTAGAACTACTTAGGGATGAAGTGATAGGCGAATTGCCGCCGGAAGGTTGGTACACCACGACCGAACTTGTGGAAAAGGTAGGAGTCAAAAGAGCAGTTATTGAAAACTTAATTGAGCGCAAAAACTGGAAGTGCAAAAAGTACCGAACTTGCACTAAGGACGGCAAACTCATATTGGCTAACCATTATTACACAGGCAAACTATGACTGTTGCTGAAAAGCAGGCATACATTGAGCGGATGGCAAGAGAGATTGGCGAGCACTTTGATTGTGTCCAGATCCTTACTCACGACAGCGATACGGACAGTTACCAGACATTCGAGGCCGGCTCAGGCAGCTTATTTGCGCGCATGTACCAGGCAATGAACTGGAGTGAAGATCCTGGGGATGTAGAGGTGGAGGAGGAAGACGAATAGAAAACTGAAAATCAAAATCAAATTTGCTAATTCAAAATCAAATTTGTCCATTCTAATTGGAAGGTGGCCCCCTACCGCTGAGGGGCTGCCCTGGGCGCTGCCGGCCTCCCGTGCCTAGGCTGGCCAGCTCCGTGTTTGGGTGCGCTTAGGCCGGCAAGGCAGAGCGTAGAGGGTGCAGGCCTGGGCGGAAGCGAGGGGCAAAGGGGGCAAAGGGGGCAGAATTAGGGCAGCAAAAAGGGCACTCCCATTGCTGAGAGTGCCCCTTTGTTTGTCGCGGGTTGCTTAGTCTTTACCGAATACCATAGACAGAATTAGGTATAAGGCCATCGCCTCAAACAGAGTTTGCGTGCTCACAGTGTGAACCTGCTTTTAACCGGGGCAATGGCGACAACCAGGGCAAACGAGCCCAGCAGCCAAACAAGGAATGCAACGGCAACCGATGGGAAGCGAGCGAGAAGCCAAGCATCCACGCCCACAAGGGCAAGGGAGGCAAGGCGGATAAAGGCGGAATGTTTGCGGGTGTTCATATTAAGCGTGCGCGATTGTGACAGTGTAGTTGTTTAATCCGGCAAACCTAGCAAGCGCCACTAGAGCGCCTTTGATGGCCTGCTCACCTACCCCGTGTATGCTGTGCTCAAGTGTTATGCCAGCCGAACGCAAGGCCTCTTCAATGGCGGCACTTTCCTTGTCATACCCATATCCGCCCGCTTTCCCTTTGCCGACTGAGTAAGAATCGGAAAAGTTAAGCCAAACACAGGCGTAAGCTGTGGAGGCTGGCCAGTAGACGCGGACAGTAGCAACTGCGGGATGAGTAGGCATGCCGGTATAGGCGCAAGGGTACGCTTCTGCACCTAGGTCCAAGATTGTATATTGCTTGTATAAGCCGTGTTGTTCTTTGCGATAAGAACCCAAGGATCGCGATTCAGGGGCGTAGTTAGTTACGGTGTTTTTCATAGGGTGTTTAGTTGTTAGACGCGGGCGAATTGCTCGCGCTGGGGCAATGTGAGCAAGAACAGGAAAGAATGCCAACAAATAAATAAAGTTTTTTTAGGGGTGCAGCGGACCAGGTGCGAGGGTGTGCCAAGTGCGAGGGTGCAGGGTGCAGCGTAGCGAAGGTAGAGAGCGGGTGCGGGTGTGTGGGGGTAAAGTTAGGCAAGGCTAACATTGCTAGGCTAGGCTGTGCTTTAATGCGTTCCCACCCCTTCGCGCATTTAGCAACGCGACGCGCCCGGCAGTTCGCTTCCGGCACCCCTTCGCCTCCCCTCCCACCCCGTACACAGCGGCCCATTTTGCGCATTTAATAACGCCACACAACACCTGTAATGTGGAGTTGCCTCTGTAAACAGGGTGCGACAGCCGGTTGGCTCGAGTGCAGCCAGGCGGCAGACAAACACAGCCAAGCCGGCCCAAACCAAAGGGGGGGGAGGGGGTCCAGGCCCTCTCTTATCTTAAGCCTACAACTCATCCCCCCACCTGAATTTTTTATCCGCAAATGGCCCGTCCTCTCTGTGTTTGGCCGGTTAGCCACACGCGCACACACACTACTTGACGCCACTACACAACGCCGCTACACATGCTGGTGAACTGTTGTTCGGAAAAGGACGCGGGCATATTGCCCCTGTGTGCGAGGCTGCTGCTTACTTCTTGACGGGAGTGCCAGTGGCTTAGTGCACAGCCGGTCTACCTGGGTAGGCTGGGCGTCCTTTCTGTGCGTCAGGTGTGTATAAAAATTGAACACTTTAAGTCGAAGGACAATTAAGCGTATGAAGTTTAACATCCCAGAGAAGGCCGTTAAAGCGCGTGATGGCACACATTATAACTTGGCTTGTTACCGTAAAGACACGGACTACGTCGCAAGACGGGCGTTTAAGGGCGTTAAGTTTATGTTTAGGGCCGATATCCTCGACTTAAACGAAGATCTTAGCGTTAAGAATCCGCTTAAGAGCGATCTTAATGACTTAAGCGACGATCATATCGCTTTAAGCGTGGTTGATCCCAGCTTAGTGGAACATAAGCAGAATATGCCGCCGATTATAATTAGGCCGGCCAGCCTGGATGGCAGCGTTAAAGCAGCCCGGGTCGTTAAGAAGCACGCTAACCAGCGGTTTGTAGAGACGGACACGCTGGGCCGCGTCTTTGTGGGAGAGAAAGGTCACCAAATCAAGGTGAACCAAATTATAAACGTGAAAGATGGCGTTTTGTTTTTAAGCAAGCCAACAAGCGTACCTATTCACTAAGGACGTCTTAACCAGTATAGGTAGCTACAGTAGCTACCTTAAGGTTGTTCGCGCTGCGAAGCGCAGCCCTCACCGACGAAAGCCTAATCACTTCTGGTAAGCTAGAGTCCGGAGTCTGAGCATAGTACCCCCAAGACTGAGTGTTAGCCACCTAGAATTGGGGGTAGTGCTCAGAGAAGAAGCCGTTGCACTTCTGTATAAGTGTCACCGTCGCGTCGCATATCATAGTCTTTGCCCATGGCTACCCGTTCAGCCAAGCATTACCTTTATCGCAGGTGACTATGCAGCACTCACTGATTCTTGAACATCAGCGATCTTTAATCTGGGCCAAGAGGAATACCCAGAACCATGTCTTCATCCTGTGGGTCCGTCTTTCAGGTTGACCAGAGGCTACGCGGCCCTCTTATCTTAGAGAGCGGGATCACTCTCCCAAAAACAACCCACCATGTCAACTTCTGAAGAACAGAAAAGTAAGCTCATCCACAAGATTCTGAACTACCCGCTGATTGAGCATCCCCTGATGCCGGCTCCTGATCTAGAGCAGCGGCAGGTGATGATCAACAACGTAGGGCCGGAGGAAGTTATGCGCCTCTTTCTTATGCGAGAGCAGCGTGTCAGGGCAGAGCAATCTGACCCACATAGGTACGGCACGGAACTGGAATCTTGGAAGGATGCCGACAATTTACTCAACGCTCACTCGGAACTACTCATTCTAGGTGGCAATCGAGCCGGTAAGACTGAGTACGCAGCCAAGAGGATTGCCCAGGCTTTTGTGGGAGCTGACCTAAATGGCTTTGCCCCTGAATGGATCAAGGAGAAGTTTAAGAAGCGTGGGCTTAACATCTGGTGCTTGCACACGACCAACATGACGAGCGTGTCCATGCAGCAAAATGTCTTCCACAAGTATCTGCCCACTGAGCTTAAGGAAGCCAAGCGCACCAAGCACACCCAGGTAAGCTGGACCCAGAAGAACGGGTTCTCGGACAATACTGCGGTCTACAATGGCAACCAGATCTGGTTCCTCAACTACAGTCAGGACATCAAGGTTGTCGAAGGCGGCGAGGTGGATTTTGTCTGGTGCGATGAGCTTGTGCCGGCAGATTGGTTGGAGACGTTAAAGTACCGTTTGATTACCCGTAACGGAAAGCTACTGGTCACCTTCACGCCAATCCTTGGCTACACGCAGACCGTAAAGGAGTTTATCTCGACTAGCCGCATTAAGACTTGGAAGGAAAGCGAGCTGCTACCAAACAACAACGTCATAGGCGTACCCAAGGGGCACATGCCCTACACAGCAGAAGGCGTGTATGGAAAGCACAGTTGCATCTGGTTTCACTCCAAGCTCAACCCTTACAATAACTGGGAACGGATGCAGCAAACCCTAAAGGGACGCAGCACGCATGACATCAAGATTCGAGCTTATGGTTGGGCAGAACAAACTGCTGGCAGTCAGTTCCCCATGTTTGGTGATCGGAACGTGTTCACCGATAGTGTCACCGATAGATGCCCTGAGGGGACAAACTACATGGTAGCTGATCCTGCCGGAGCCCGAAACTGGTTCATGCTCTGGGCCAGAGTGGACAAACACGGCACAGTCTGGGTGTACAGAGAATGGCCGGATCAAAGCTATGGGGAATGGTCCTTGCCAAGTGATAAGGCTGATGGTCGCCCAGGCCCCGCACAGAGAAGTGGGGCAGGCAAAGGAATCAACGAATACACTGAACTTGTTTGGTCACTAGAAACACACAATGACAAACGCGAAGACATCGCAGAACGCTACATTGATCCGCGCAGTGCCGGCACAGAAACAACAAGCAAGGAAGGCGGTGTCACGCTTCTGGATCTGCTTTTGGATGCTAGTGAACCTCTTTATTTCTTGCCTAGCGCCAGCGTTTCGGTGGATGAGCGTGTTTTAATTATTAACGACCTGCTGTGCTATAATAGGGAAGCAGACGTAGACATTGAGAAAAACCATCCACGGCTGATGGTACATGAAAGCTGCCAGAACCTTATTTACTCATTAAGGGAATGGACCGGACACGATGGGCAGAAAGGGGCTTGCAAAGATCCAATTGACGCCCTTGGCTACCTTGTGGTAATGCAACCTAGCCACACAGGAGCACTAAACAAAGAGTGGCAAAAGTTTAATAAGTGCGGTAGCTATTAAAGGATATGCTCAATACGAACACGGACGTTTTAGCGATTGCGTCAAAAAACCCGCACGTTGGGGAGCTTTTGAGCGAGTATAATCGCGCCATGATCAACTCCAGTCAGGGAAATCTGGTCACCAAGTTTGACAATATTCGTTTCTGCCGGTGGCCTGGCCAAACTGATGACGGCAAGAAGCACTCTGAAAACCGTTCAGAAGGAGATCCAGCTTGGCCGTTTGAGGGGGCTTCTGACGTCCGTGCCAGGTTGATTGACTCTACCTGTAACGAGCTTACCGCTCTGCTTGTGGGGGCCTTTCAAAAGGCTGAAATTAAAGCCGTTGGAGTAGAGCTTAGTGATATGCCGGTTAGCCAAATTGGCACTACGCTTCTTCGTTGGATTCGTGACTGCAAGATGCCACAGCAACTTTACAAAGAGGCTACCTTGGCAGCACAGTACGCTTTTCAGTATGGCTGGAGTGCCTTCTTTGTAGGCTGGCAGCAAAACATCAGCAAGCGCACTCAGGAGATTTCCATGGAGGAGATTATGGGTTTGGCACAGCAGTCAGGAAGCCAGGTGCTCATGGAGTTGCCGCAGCTTATTGTCAGTGCCCCTGATCAAGCTGCTGAAATCATGCAAGCAGCCATGCCGGATTTCAAGGCTTCTGATGCTAAGCGCATGGTTCGCGAACTTGCCGCCACCGGCAGGACAACCAAGGACGAGGAGTACGTCAGTAGGAATTTGCCTGAAATTGTAGCTCTCAAGCCTTGGGATGAGATTATTTTTCCTCCAGAAACAGCAGATTTGCAGCGTTCCCGCGTAATTTTTCGCCGTACTTGGATGTCTGAGGTGGAGTTGCGTGAAAAAATCACAACAGAAGGCTGGAACCCAGACTGGGTAGAACGTGCTTTGCAACAGCTTGGCAAATCTACCACTTACTACAATATCAACTTGCTGCCGACCACCACCATGATGGTTTACAACGGTGTAAACTACCAAAACATGGTGGAGATTGTTTACTGCTACACCAAAAGCCTTGATGGAGACGCTCCAGCAATCTTTTACACTGTCATCTGCCCACAGGCGGCATCAAATCGACAGGAAGATTCTTCTTCTTGGGCAATCCATGAACGGCTTGATTATGCTCATGGGGAGTATCCGTTTGTTGAGTTTAGACGGGAACAGCTTCGACGGGCAATCACTGACACTCGCAGCATTCCAGAGCTGGCAGTTACGGATCAAGATGAGATCAAAGCCCAGCATGACTCTATTCGCGACCACACCGCATTCTCGACGCTGCCTCCGATCAAGGTAGTCAAGCGTGTGGGTGCAATCAACAAGATTGGGCCAGGCGTATCGCTTCCGGTGACCAACCAGAACGATTACACGTTCATGGAGCCACCGGCCCGTGAACCCACGGTGGCATTTAATCTGATCCAGCGCGTCGAGCAGCAGCACGCGGCTTACTTTGGCACTACTAACGCGCTAGTGCCGCCCATGGTCACTCAGATGCTTCAGCAGGCACTGGTTAACTCATGGCTGCTGTCATGGCGTTCTGTGTTCCGACAGATGTTCTCCTTGTGCTGCCAGTACATGCCAGCAGATGAGATTCAGCGCATTACTGGAGGACAACTGCCGCAAAGTCTGTCTGAGATTCACAACGAATTTGACATCAATGTCCGGTTTGATGTGATGAACATGGACAAGGAATACATCGCTCAAAAGGTGGATTTTCTAACCAAGATCAAGCAGATGGACACGGGTGGCGTGCTAAATGCAAACCGCATTACTGAAATGCTTATTCAGGCCATTGCTCCCGAAATGGCAAGTGAGCTTATCCTTAATCAGGAGCAGGCATCTCAGAAAATGTTTAAGGATGTGCAAACTGACATTGGCATGATGTTGCTGGGGAACGAGGCCTTGTATCAGGAAAAAGATCCAGCGGCTCAAACCAAAATGCAGTTTGCCCAGCAGGTCATACAAAATAATCCCAAAGCTCAGCAGGCTCTGCAATCTGATCCTAACTTCCAGCAACTCTTCCAAAACTATGTGAAGAACTTGCAGATGAGCATTACCCAGCAGCAAAATGCTCAAATTGGACGGCTAGGAGTAACGCCAATACAGCAGCAACCTGGGCAGTAATATGACTCCAAAAGAACGCGCAGCTTACGGCTTTGTCGGCAAGAATCACATGTGGGATCAGATCATCGAGACGATCCAACAGATGCAGGAACAGCTTTGGATGTCAGCGGTTGGCAATAACAACAAGGGGGAAGATCGTGTTCACTCTTGTGGCCAGGCTGATGGCGTCAATCTAGTTTACTCAACACTTTTAACATTAAGACAAGAAGCATTAAAACTAAATGGCTTGACTGAAGAAAAAGATTTGGCATAACGCTAATAACGGGCCTTCCAGCGTTACTGGATTGTATCAATAAGGAACTTGCGACCTTAACCGCATGAACGAAAACGAAGCACAGCCTGATTCCGGTAATCAGGAGGCAGTATCAAATACCGTTGCTCAAAAACTCGGCTTAATGGACGAGAGAGATCTTAGCCATCTCTTGAAGACCAGCTTCCTTGACGAGGGGGAAGCAGCAGCTCCGGCCACACAGGAGCAGGGAGAGTCAGAAGCAGTGGATTCCTCTTCAGAGGACGATCAGCAGGCTGATGACGATTCCGACCAGCACGATAACAGTTCTTTGACTAAGGGTGTCCAGAAGCGCATCAACAAATTAGTTGCCGCGAAGAAGGCCGCTCAATCCGAATTAGAAGCGCAAAAAGCGCAATTGGCTCAGCTTCATAACGAATTGCAGACCGCAAGGAATGCAGTTCCAATAAAGCATCAAGACCCAAGTGACTTTGCGGATTCACTTAATTCCTTTGAACAGGTTAAAAGTGAATACGATAAAGCAGTAGAAGTCTTGTTGTGGTGCGAAGACAACATGGATGGAGGAGTGATTACGTTGCCAGACGGCACGGAACACGAACTTTCAGACAAAGATGTCAGAGCAATGAAGCGCACGGCAATAAAGCGCAAGGAAGTTGAGCTTCCTACTCGTCTAAACTACCTGCAACAGCAGGAGCAGGCAGACGCGCAGGTATTTGCTGATTTTCCTTGGATGACAAAACGAGAAACTGAAGAGTATCAAGTTGCTCATCAAATTGCCCGTGATTTTCCAGAGCTAAGAAAGCGCAGAGCAGATTGGAAGCACGTTATTGGACTTATGGTTTTGGGAGCAAAAGCTTATGCAGAATCTAAGGCAAAGGGCAAAGCCCAAAGCCAGCCGATTCGCAGAGCACCAACCCAGCCAGGTGTTACAAAAGCTCCACCAATGCGCGAATCTAACGGGGATCAGACAAAGGCTAAACAGCAGTTTGCAAAAACTGGTGGCAGTCGTGATGGGTTAACCGACTTGGTAAAAGCAATGAACTTTGTTTAGTTCACGCAGTAAAACGCAGTAACTCTATTAATCTTATGGCTTCTCTAACTGAACCTAATCTCTCGGGGCGCGGTAAGCGCGAAGACTTGATGGACATGATTGCCTTGGTTGACGCCAAGGACACACCCTTCACGTCGATGGCAAAAAAGGGCTCCAAGCCTGGCAATATGTACTTCCGTTGGCAGTCCGACAGCCTTCCGACCCCTCAGGTTGGTGGCACACCGGACGGCTTGGATGTCAACCTCACGACTGGCGTCAGCAACTACGTTGTTGGCTACCGTTCTGAGTTGGCCAACTACGCTCAGATCTACCGGCGCGCAGTCCGTGTTTCCAAGCTCACTCAGGACATCGCTGATGTTGCTGGCGTGCGCGATGAACTGGCCGACAACGTAGCCAAGGCGATCACTGGCATCAAGCGTGACATGGAAGTCACGATGACCTCCAATCAGGTTTCCCAGCTCGACACTGGTGACCAGACCACTGCTTACCGGACCGCTGGCGCGCAGACCTGGATCAGCAATGCCGGCACTGGCACTCCGACTCCTGGTGACATTCCCTCCATTTTCCGTACTCCTACGACTTCCATCGTTGGAACGGGCACTGCGCTTGGAACTTCCCTGACGGACTCTGTTGTGCAGGGTCTGCTTAAGTCGATCTTTGATCAGACTGGTCACTACACTTCCTTCGACTGCATCGTTGGGACGGACCTCAAGCGCGCCTTCACCGGCCTGCTTGGAACTACCTCCTTGACGACCACTTCGACTGTAGGCGTAACTGGCGCAGGCGCAACGAAGGTGCAGACCTTCCAGCGTGATGCCGCTGCTGACACCTACATCCAGTCGCTGGACGTGTTCCAGGGTGACTTCGGCACTGTCCGCTTGCATCCCACGACCTTCATCGGGACTGTGTCTGGCACGACCTATACGCCTACCGCGTTCAAGGGTCTTGTGCTTGACATGAACCTCATCGAAGTCCGTTATGGTGGCAATGTGGCTCAGGTCACTGCGCTTCAGGACAACGGTGGCGGGCCTGGCCGTTTGGTTGAAGCTGTTGCTGGTCTGGTTGTTGGGAACCCGCTGGGTCTCGGCAAGTTCGACTACAACGCTGCTTAGTAGTTTGCGCGACACCTGCGTTCTGTGGCACAATAAGTGGTGCTGAGAAAGTGGTGTGACAGCCGGAGAGACGGCACATTTTCTGCGACACCTGCCACAGACACGGCCATTAGCCAAATAGTGCGTGGATTGCAACCACGAATGGTGTGACACTCAGGAGAGACTGGGGGCATTTCATCAAGACGAAGAACATTGAGTCTTTAACCAACTAGATTCCGATTGACTGCCGTAAGCAGTCACTTTTTATGACTGTACTTCCAATTCCTATTATTCCTGAATTGATTCACCGATACACAGGCGTGCAAGCCCCTGCCAACTTAGTGGCACTATCCAACAGAAAGCCGGCCAGCAGCGGCCCTGAGGGCACAGATGGGTCAGCGATGCCGCCAAGCAAGATCAACCCTTACAGTGGCATTTATGATGCACAGGGACGGTTGCCAAGGATTCCTGGGGCTGGCACAACTTTCATTGCAAAAGTATGATTAGCATTCCAGAAAACATGGTTGGCCAGCTTGAGGCTGAACTGCGCAAAGGCTGGGAACGCAACAAGGTGCAAGCAAGAGTCGAGGCCAAGCAGATCGCAAAGTTCAATAATGAGCGGCATAAATCTGTGGAGGGTTTGGGGCAGAAGATAGCCACCATTCCGGGCACCGCTTACCACTTTTGGGGCCAGAAACTCGGATATGGATGCTGGAATGACAAAGCATTTATGGATGAGTTCTTGCGTGACAATCCAGAGTGCAAGGTTAATAGTGGCGGCGTTAAGGAAATCAGTGTAGGGTGGACACCTCCAAGTAAATGAAGACAGTACCATTTAGCGCAATTCTAGCAGAGTCATGCCAGCTTATTGGCTTGGATCGGAATACGCTAAATGACAAGGCATTTGCAGCCATTCGTGACTTCACGAACCGCCGGCTAAGCATGATCTGGGATCGGGAAGACTGGCCCGATATTCAAGAAGTGCAGCAACTATGGCCTGGCACGCGCATTTCCAATGTAGTTGCTGCTCCGATTCCTGTGTTGTTGGAAAATGGCAATGAGTTGCTTCAGGAAAATGGAGAATCTCTGTATTTTCAGAATGCAGAAAATACCATTCCTGTAGTTATTACGCTTGATCCAAACTATCCGCGTATATACCTCAGGGATTTTACCGAACAGGCTTGGCAAAAAGGTACGATTGGTGAATCAAACGTAAACATCATTAACCCATTCTTCATTTTGAATGAGGATAGCGAGTTGGTTTCTTCTGCTGCACAGCAATACACGTTTGAGTATTCTGTTGGTGACGCGACTACGGACCCGTACATTACGGAGATTACTATTCAGGCCCCATGGGGAACTCCTCAATGGACTGCCATTAGCGGATCTACCCTTGAGTTTGTGCACAACCGGCAAGCAATTGCCTTGGTTTCTGGCCAAGCTACTGGATGTTGGACAGCAGATCCACGCAGCGGAACACGCAATCGCGCTGAGTCTTACACGGTGGAGAACATGCCGGACTTGGACACAAACATAACCACAACCACACAGATTCTGAGCCAAGATTTGTTTGTGCTTAGGTTTGCAAACTTCAACGCGAAGTTCGTTCTGTTGCGGGCAGTGGCTCCCTTCCTCTTTGGGACGCGGTACGACTCGGCGCTGGCCTATACTGCTGGCTCACAGGTCTACTACGATCCCGGCCAGGGCAGTTCAGCGTACAACCCGCCCAGCAAGAATCTTCCTGTAGCCGGAAACTTCTGGAACACTTTTACCACAACTACGGCTGGCACAGCTCCTGCAAATCCAAGCACATTCTGGAGAATTAGCGGGATTCCATTCCGCTTTAAGGGATACTTGGTAAATGCTGTGTCTGCTGACTTCATGCGCTCTGAGGGGCGCAGTACAGAAGCTGATTCTCTTGAAGCAATGGCTGAGTTTGCTGTTCAGCAACAGATTGATGTGCTAATTCGCCAGCAGGGCCAGATTCAGCGGATGAACATGGTGTACACCTACTAAGCATGATCACCAAATACATTAGAAAGCGAAATCAAGATCCTGCAAAGGCGTTTAATAAAAACTTTGCTAGAATTCAAGTTTCTGGTAGCAATCAGATCTTCCAGTTTAAGAAGATTGCCATTACACAAGTTGGCGGAGACTTTCTGGCAACCGAAGCTGGATTTAGACTCACCAACGAAAGTGGCGTTAATTTGATAACAGGCTAATATGGGCGACAAAATCTCTGCACTTCCAGCGGCAACCAGCGTAGACGGAACGGAACTCATTCCAATCGTCCAGGGTGGCGCTACCAAGAAGGTAACCGGCCTTATTCTTCGCAATCCAGCCGGAGTTGCTGGTGGCGATCTTACGGGAACTTACCCAAACCCAACGCTGGCATCTGTTACCACTGCACAGACTGGCATTGGATCTGGGGCTGCAATTCCCGTGCTTACGGTTGACGCCAAAGGCCGCGTCACAAACCTGACCACAGTAGCCAATCCTGCGCTTACTACAAACCAGATTGCCGGCCTGTCATCGACGGCAGCATCTGCTCTTGCTGCATCTGGCGTTGCTGGGACATCCACATTTGCAGCTCGAGCCGACCATCAGCATCCCTATCCTACTGCTGCCAATGTTGGCGCACTGGCAGCTACAGCAGCAGCCAGCGGGGATCTTATGGGGAATTACCCTAATCCTTCGCTGACTCCGATTACATCTGCGCAGTCGAACATTGGATCATCGACTGTTATCCCTGTCATCAGCATTGACAACAAGGGTCGAGTGACTTCGTTGGCCACAGCAGCCAATCCAGCTCTTACGACAGCCCAGATTGCTGGCTTGTCTTCCACTGCCGCATCTGCACTTGCTGCTTCTGGAACGGTTGGCACATCTACGTTTGCCGCTCGCGCAGATCATCAGCACGCTTATCCAACGGCAACTCAGGTGGGCGCACTGTCAGGGCTTACTGGTGACGTTACGGCCACTGGGCCTGGAACTGTTACTGGCACGCTGGCAGCAATTACAACTGCTCAGAACAACGTGGGCAGCAGCACTGTTGTGCCCGTGCTAAGCATCGACGCCAAAGGCCGTGTCACCGCACTTGGCTCTGCTCCAATTAGCGGCACAGCAGGCGGCACAGTGACCAGCATCACTGCCGGAACTGGACTTGACGGTGGCACAATTACAGGCAGCGGCACAATTGCGTTGGCTTCGCTTACCACTGCCCAGAGCAACATTGGCAGTGCAACAGAAATTCCTGTGCTGTCCATCAATGCTCAAGGCCAAGTAACCGCTCTGTCATCTATTGCGGCATCTGGGGGCGCACCTTTGGCGACAACTGCGCCAGCCGCTTTGTCATCAACTGCCGTTGTTGGTGTATCAACTTCTGCTGCAAGAGCAGATCATCAACACATTTTCCCAACAGCAGCGCAAATTGGCGCGCTTTCAACTTTGCAAATTGCTGGGATTGCTACCACTGCCCCCGCTGCGCTGACTACAAGTGCCGTTGTGGGGCTAAGTACATTTGCAGCTCGCGCTGATCACCAACACATTTATCCAACAGC